GATCTCATAGCTCAATTGGTTAGAGCGCTACCCTGTCACGGTAGAGGTTGCGAGTTCAAGTCTCGTTGGGGTCGCCAATAAGTTTCTATAGCTCAGTCGGTAGAGCAGCTGACTTTTAATCAGCGGGTCGTTGGTTCGAGTCCAACTGGAGACACTAAGCCCGTATGGTGGAATAGGCAGACACAGCAGACTTAAAATTTGCCATCGCAAGATGTATCGGTTCAAGTCCGATTACGGGTACGGAAGATTGGCAGAGTGGTCGAATGCAGCGGTTTGCTAAATCGTAGTCCGAAAGGTCCACAGGTTCGAATCCTGTATCTTCCGCCAAGCCTCCATCGTCTATCGGTTAGGACTCCAGATTTTCAATCTGGCAAGACGGGTTCAACTCCCGTTGGAGGTACGATATTAAGGTTGCGTTGCAGGTGTAGAGACTGACTCCCGACGGGGACAACTGGAGGTCAACGAGCTTATGTAAAGCCTCACATATCAGATTAATAAGTTAGTTTGCTCGTAGACTTATTAATCGGCCCTACTGCAACATAGAAGTCGTCCCATTAAATTGGCGTTGGTACTTCTTACAGGATAGGGTTTTAGGGTCTAAGTGTTACGGAAGCACTACCGTCTCCAAAGCGGTAAGCCTAGGTTCGACTCCTAGAGACTCTGCAGGGAACCTCTTGTATGGCAGTATATAGTTTAGTTAGCTACTAAACAGAACGTTGACTGTTTACGCAAGATACAGGGGCAACTAGGAGCCTACTGTACTAGTGTCGTCGGGGCACTCGGAGTAATGGCCTTACAGTGTAGAATCTATAAACTGACCCGACATATTCTTCCTTCGTCCAACGGCAGGACTCCTGATTTTGGCTCAGGCAATCTTGGTTCGAATCCAGGGGGAAGAGCAAGGCTCCATTAGTCCAATTGGTAGAGGCGCATGATTTAGGATCATGATGTTGTAAGTTCGAGTCTTACATGGAGCACAATATATTGTACAATAGTATTATGCCAGAAATTAATGAAAGTAATATAAAAGCTGCGGGATTTGAGTTTGAAAAGTTAGACCCTAACGTATTTCTTGTTAAAGATTTTATATCAGAAGAAGAGTGCCAGTTTTTTTATAACCTTGCAGAAGATAAGACCGAAGAGGATTGGCTAGGCGCTTACCTTGAAGGCATTAAAGATAGAGCCGAAGCAAGATATGGCACTAGAGATCTTGAGGACACAAATATTGAAGTAACACATAACTGGAATGATAAAGTTATTTTTATTGCTGATACAATAAAGCAATTTAATTTAGATGCTAGGCTAGAGTCTTTATTTGACAAAGAGGCTAATTACTCATTCAGGCCATTTGGAATTATTCAAAGGCAGTATGTCGGCTCCGAGCTTGGTGGACATTATGATCAATATGTTGATACCAGAATGAAGTGGGCATCTGTAGTTTATATAAACGATAACTACAATGGTGGAGAGTTTTACTTTAGCGAAAAGAAAATATTAGTTAAACCGCCAAGAAAATCTATGCTAGTTTTTCCAGCAACAGAAGAATACTGGCATGGGGTTAAGATGGTTGAAGAAGGGCCAACAAGATATGCAATGCCTTCTTTTATCTGGAGCGAACCAGGAATTTTTTAATCTTTGAAAAAAGATTCTCTACTCTACCTTCTGTAATACCAGTCTTTGTTTCATTCTTATAGTAATCAGATTGAAAGTATGGAGAAGTATAGACCTGCTTGAAATGATCTCTTGTCATAATAACTCTATTATAGCAAGAAACCCAACCAGAGGCGGATCCGATTGGGTTTTGCTGCACATAAGTGCAATGCAGGGAGCAGTATGCGGGATGCTTCAACCTGCAAGATTATTGTAGATTATTGTAGACCAAAAGTCAATCACTTTCTTCTTCATCAGAAAGATATGAAGGCAGCGGCCCTAGAAGATGTCCCTGCTCGTGATATGAAATCATTTTAGCTGCATCTTCTGCATTAAGTTTTATTCCTATTAATGTAAGCAGATCATATATTCTATGTAGCATGATGTAGGTTGCCATAGGCAGGTTGTCTTCAAGATTATTTTTATCTTCCATTTAATTCCCTCTTAAATACTATAGCTTGGCCAGTCGGCAACTCTATTATACTACTTCTATTAAAAAAATCATTCATGGCTTTTCTTGCACCAGGAGTTTTATAGGATCCGTAGTCATCGCAAATCAATACTCCGCCAATGCACAGTCTATCCCAAAAATAATTTATTGAGTCTCGAGTTGGCTCATACATATCAACATCAATATGAACGTATGAATACTGTAATTCCTCTATCTGACTAAAAACATCTGGAATCCAGCCTTTGTAGATCTTTGCATTGTCTATGCCTTCTAAAGTCTTTAATGAATATTTCATTTCTATATCAAGCTTTACTGCATCAAAATAATCTGTATCAAACTCTGTTTTCTTAGATACTCCTTCAAAAGAGTCTATCCCAATAAAATTCTGATCACATTTATCCGCTACAAATAACATGCTCATTCCAGCATATACACCGCATTCTGCAAAGTTTAAATTCTTATCTCTTTGCTGGTCTGCCAGTTGTCTTAAAACGTAGAGTCTTGCGTAAAAAGCAGTATCTATATTGTTGCTTAAATTATAAATAGAGTCAAACTTTTTATATATCTCTACAAACTCATCATCTTCTGACCATCTACTTAGATATGATTCCATCTGGTCTTCCTATGTCTTCCCAAAAAATTTCTCTTCCCATATTATCTGTTATGGGGATTGGTCTGGATTCATTCTGTATCTCCTCAAAGGGAGACCAATTATTTCCGCAAAAGTCCATTGACTGCTGCCTTAATTTTTCCATATGCTGTCTGACCCATAATATTCTTGTAGTCGCAAGAAAGGCAGTAAAGATATATTTCATCGTTTTGCCCCATATTGCAGAAAAGAGAGCCTTGATCCATTGGACATTCCAACTTGGGTACAAGGCCCTCTTCTGAAAGAGCTATATATCTAGATACTATTTGTATCTGCATTATTCCTCTTATGCTAGGTTATTCGGGAATAGCTTGAGCCATTCCTTAGCCTTTGGGGTTAAACCCTTCCAGCTTGACCAATCAGTTCCGCCATTGGTCATGTAGTACGTTATCTCTGCGTTTGTTACTGGGTCGAATAACTCAGTTTTAGTTTTCATGTTAAATTTCTCCTTAAACAATTCTAGTCTATCTGTTCCCAGACTTCCTATCATGTTAATTTGAAATATTCCATAGGAACTATCTCCAGTTTTTCTGTTTCCGTTATATGCAAGTGGTCGTCCATTAGATTCCCTCTTTGCGATGGCCCAAGCTTTTTTAAGACCTGTACCTTCAAATCCTACTGCCTTGAAAAGGTCTATAAGATCTTTATCTGTGAGTTGCTGCTTAGCCGTGTACTTTGCAGTACTTAGTCTATGCAACGTCGCTTGCTTTAATTGGTATTCAGTTTTTACTGCTGGTGCAGGTAATGCAATTGCTGACTGCCCCTGGACAGGAAATAGAAATAATGTTATCATTACTATTGCTGTCCAGTGATGTACAACATCGCTTAACTGCTGTTTTATATTCTCCATTGGCATTTCCTCCTTTAGAGATAACGAACTACAATCATAACATTGATTGTAAGTTACTGTCAAGTTAGTCAACTAGGATTTTTATGCAAATTTCATTCTCTACGCTTAGATCAAACTTTAATAAGTCTGTTGGATACGGACATGCTGCAATTAATATAGTAGACGCATTAAATCAGCTAGGCCACGAAGTGCCGTATCAAGCTCCATCTGCACCAGTACAGTTAAATTTTTCTCAACCAACTCATTTTAAAATGCATAGAAATCAATATCAAATTGGATATACTCCGTGGGAATCAACGGAGCTTCCAGATGACTGGATGGAATACTTAGAGGCGTGTGACGAAGTGTGGACAACATCTAATTGGTGCAAAGAAGTCTTTGAGTCAAATGGTTTAAAAGATGTAAAAGTTTTCCCTCATGGCATAGAAAGTTTCTGGGCTCCAAGAAAAAGAAAGCAAAAAGATGTAATTAGATTTTTACATATTGGAGAGCCAGCACCAAGAAAAGCTGGACAGATGACGGTAGATGCATTTGCTCATTTGTTTGGTAATGATCAAAGATATCAATTGACAATTAAAGCATATAAGAATAACACCACTAGAATTTATGACAACTATATAAATAAAGAAATAATAGGTTTACCAGATAGAGTTTACAATAACATAAATATAATCACTGATGACTTTAACGAGCAACAGATGCTGGACTTGTATTATGAGCATGATGTGCTTATTTATCCAACATATGGCGAAGGATTTGGTTTTATACCGCTTCAGGCATTAGCAACTGGAATGCCAGTTATATCAACATATGATTGGGCAGAGTATAAAGATTTTCTAGGACCCTTAAAGTTAGATTCAGAGCTAATAGACTCTCCATGGCAGCATCCTCACAAAGGAAAAGTCTTTGAGCCAAACTATCAACACTTACTTGAGCTTATGAGAGACTTTGCATTAAATAGCAAAGCATACTCAGGATACTATTACGCACAGGCACCAAAGGTTCACGAAAAATATAACTGGTTACAGTTGACCAATAATGCTTTCGATCATATCTTTAAAAAGTTCTCCTAAACCCTTCCTTGTTATAAATAGTTTTGGTAGAATTGTACTCTTACTTAAAAAACAATCAATCCGTTAGGCGGAAGAAAAGGTGTCACCAAAAATGTCAAGAACTATTGAAAACCCTTATGAGAACTTTATTGCTCTCTCAAGATATGCTAGATGGATTCCAGAAGAGAATCGTCGAGAAGTATGGGGTGAAACAGTAGATCGTTATTTTGACTTTATGCTTAATCACCTAAAGACAATGAATTATATTCCAGATGCAAAGATTGTTGAAGAAGTAAAGTCAGCAGTCTTTAATCGTAACGTTATGCCTTCAATGCGCTCTGTTATGACGGCTGGACCAGCACTAGACAGAGACCATGTTGCAGGATATAACTGCTCGTTTGTTCCAGTAGACTCACCTCGTTCATTTGATGAGACAATGTATATTCTTATGTGCGGAACTGGTGTTGGATTCTCCGTTGAGTATAAGTATGTAAACAAGCTTCCTGCCGTCCCAGACTCATTTGATAAGTCTACAACAATAATTACAGTTGAAGACTCAAAGCAGGGTTGGGCAAAAGCATATCGTGAACTACTTGCATTGCTTTGGTCTGGTCAAGTTCCAGCAATTGATGTAAGCAAGCTTCGTCCAGCTGGTGCACGTCTTAAGACAATGGGCGGAAGATCATCTGGTCCACAGCCACTAATTAATCTTTTTGATTTTACTATTGCTAAGTTTAGGTCAGCAGCTGGTCGTCAGTTAAAGCCGATTGAGGCACACGACATTATGTGTAAGATCGGTGAGATTGTTGTAGTTGGAGGAGTTCGTCGCTCTGCAATGATTTCTCTTTCAAATATTAACGATATTGAGATGGCACAAGCTAAAGCAGGAAACTGGTGGGAAAATAATTCTCAACGTGCATTGTCAAACAACTCTGTTGCATATTCACGTAAGCCAGATATGGAGCAATTTATTGCAGAATGGAAATCTCTTTATGACTCAAAGTCTGGGGAACGTGGAATCTATAATGTTGCAGCAGCGCAGGCGCAGGCAGCAAAGTATGGTCGTAGAAGCGCTGAAGTCCATTATGGAACAAACCCATGCTCAGAAATTATTCTTCGTCCTTACCAGTTTTGTAATCTTTCAGAAGTCGTATTACGTGAAGAGGATACAGTTGCGGATGTTTCAAATAAAGTACGTCTTGCAACAATTCTTGGTACATGGCAATCAACACTAACAGACTTCAAGTACCTTCGTAAAATTTGGAAAGATAATACAGAAGAAGAGAGACTTCTTGGAGTTTCACTCACAGGACAGTTTGGCCACAAATTCTTCTCTGGTAAGGAAGATCTTACAAAGCTAGAAGAAGTTCTTACTGGTCTTCGTGAATATGCAAGAACAATTAACTCAGAAGAGGCAGGGAAAATTGGGATTCCTGAGTCTGCAGCTATTACATGTGTAAAGCCTTCTGGAACAGTATCTCAATTGGTCGGGGTTAGCTCAGGAATGCATGCATGGCATTCTGATTATTATATTAGAACAGTTCGTGGAGACAAAAAGGATCCAATCACAACATTCTTAACAGAGGTTGGAATTCCAGTCGAAGATGATGTTATGAAGCCAAATGATACATCTGTCTTTTCATTTCCAGTAAAGGCTCCAGAAGGTGCAATTACAAGAGATCATCTTACAGCAATTGATCACTTGAATATCTGGCTAGTTTACCAACGTGCATGGTGTGAGCATAAGCCATCAATTACAGTATCTGTAAAAGAAGATGAGTGGATGGAAGTAGGAGCTTGGGTATACAAGCACTTTGATGAGGTATCTGGAATTTCATTCCTACCACACTCTGATCACACATACAAGCAGGCTCCTTATCAGGAAGTCTCAAAAGAAGAGTACGAAGATTTGGTATCTAGAATGCCAAAGTCCATTCGATGGGAAGATTTGTCTTTCTACGAAACAGAAGACGGGACCAGCGGAACTCAAACCCTGGCCTGTACTTCGGATGGAAATTGCGAGATTGTAGATATTTCCGCTTAATGATACAATAGTGTTATGGGCAAAACCCAAATCTCATGGCAACAGCGCTATGATAGGAGATGATATATATGGCCACCAAGAAATTTGACAAGGCTGATTTAAATAAAGATGGGAAAGTAACTATGCAAGAACAGATTTTATCTGCATTAGGAACATACGGTAGAGCATTTCTTTCTGCTGCAATGGCTCTTTACATGACTGGAAATACAGATCCAAAGGATTTGATCGCAGCAGGCGTAGCTGCAGTTGCTCCAGTAATTTTAAAGGCTTTGAATCCAAACGATAAGAGCTTTGGCTTCACCAATAAGTAACAATTTAACGCTTAGTTAGAAATACTCTTGTGCTAAAATAGGTACAGGAGTATTTCTATTCCGTGGGAGTAATATGGCAGCGCAAAAGAATTTTGAAGTAGATCAAAATACCACATTTACGTTTGAGGTTCAATACTTAGACGAAGATTCAAATCCCATTCAATTAAATTTTCATCAAGCAAAAATGCAGGTTCGTGATACTCAAGGCGGAAAGAAATTAGCTTTTACATTAACAGAAGATGATGGAATTACAATTAGTCCAACAGAAGGCAAATTGTCTATTTCAATTTCAGCCGACAGAACCAATAAAATGTTTTATCCAAAATCAGCATACGATTTAGTTTTAATAGATCCCAGCGTAAACAAGACAAGACTCCTTGAGGGATATATGACACTAAGTAGATCGGTGACAATTTAATGGGAACACGTTTAGTAGTAACCGAAAATAATCCTCTAGTAGTTGTAAGAGCTTCTGGAGCACCTGGAAGAACAATTATTAGTGGAACTGGAAATCCATCAAATTCATTGGGCGTTCCAGGCGACTTCTATTTTGACACAAATACAACAAGATTTTGGGGTCCAAAATCAATAGACACAAACACATGGAATATTTCTAATAGCTTTATCCTTGATAAAGAGATATCGCTAACTGTGGCATGGGAGCTATCCCAAGTCACAGGACCAGTAGATGGAGTTTATTCTGTTGCTATAACACATAATTTAGGATTTAACCCAAATGTGACTGTTAAGACAAGCGCAGGAGACGTATTAGAGACTGGAATAGATTATAATAATACAAATACAATAACACTGACAATGGCGCAACCATTTTCAGGGACAGCACATCTGTCCTAAAAGGAGATAAGAAATGGCAAGAAAATATGTAGTTAGTATTGACCTCAACAAGAATGAGTTACTCAATGCTAGAATTCAAAATCTCAGCTCTGCGCCGTCAAGCCCAGTAGCTGGTCAAATTTATTACAACACAGGCACAAATGTGCTTTACTTTTACAATGGTTCCGAATGGACACCAGCTTCTGGTTCAACAGAGGTAATTCAAGACGTCATTGGCTCATCTGTATTAGGTGGCACAGCCTTAACAGCAACATACAATGACTCAGCTGGAACAACAACAATCGATCTTGATAACACAGCAGTAACAGCTGGAGATTATGGGTCATCAACAGCAATTCCTACATTTACAGTAGACGCACAGGGTAGATTAACTGCAGCTGGCGAACAAACAATTTCAACAGACCTAGGTCTTTCATCAGACTCTGGAACTGGAACAATTTCATTGCTATCAGAAACATTAACGGTATCTGGTGGAGAAGGAATTGATACATCAATATCTGGCAATACAGTTACTATTGCTGCAGAAGATGCAACATCAGCAAATAAGGGTATTGCAAGCTTTGATTCAACAGACTTTACAGTATCAAGCGGAAATGTAACATTAAATTCTGAGCGTGTACAGGATATTGCAGCAGGCCTATTAAATGGCGGAACTGGAATTGATGTAACATACAATGATGGAGCTGGAACTTTAACAGTAGATATTGACTCAACTGTTGCAACACTATCAGGCTCACAAACTCTTACAAACAAGACTTTAGGATCTGGAACAGTATTAGATGCACATCTAGATGCAGATAATAATAAGGTAACAAATCTCGCAGATCCAGTTGATGCACAAGATGCAGCGAATAAGCGTTATGTAGATTCAGCGGTAGCTGGATTAAACTGGAAGCAGTCAGTAAATCTTTTAGCAACATCAAATATTGCAGATTTAACAGATATTACAACAGTAACTATTGATAGCCATCCAGTAGATGTAGATCAAATTGGATATAGAGTACTTCTTACTGGACAGACAACTGATTCAGAAAATGGTATTTATCAAGTAGTTGCAGCAACTGGAAGCAATATAAGCTTTACTAGAACAACAGATGCAGATGCATACACAGAGCTTGTTGGAGCTTCAGTATTCGTTGTTGAAGGAACTGTTTATGGGTCAACTTCATGGGTTCAATCAAATCACTACCTAACTGACTTTACTGGTCAAGAGTGGGTACAGTTCTCTGGACAAGGAACATATGTTGGATCAAACTCAATTGAGCTTGATGGAAACATAATTAATGCTACTGTAAATACAGCAGCGGGTCTAGATATAGACAGCAGTGGAATTAAGGTAGTCCTTGGAGAAGGTCTTGTATTCTCTAATGGAGCTGCGACAATTAATGCTGGAACTGGTTTTGATATAGCTACTGGCTACCTTAACTTCTCTGAAGGTTATGGAGTTAGAAAGTATTCAGTTTCAATTGGAGACGGATCAGCAACATCATATACAGTAACACATAGCTTAAATACTAGAGATGTTACTGCTCGTGTATATGAAACAGCATCTCCATATGCAGAGGTAGAGGTTGATGTTGAGCATGCAACAGCAGATACCCTAACAATTAAATTCTCATCTGCTCCTACATCAAATCAATATCGAGTGGTAGTAGTAGGATAATAGATGTCTAAGAAATTCTTAACGCCTATAGTACCGCCAGCCTTGGAGTCAGATCCATCTGGTGGTACTGAGGGTGCTATTTATTTCAATTCATCAACAAATGCTCTAAAGTTTTATAATGGCACTAATTGGGTTGAGATTTCACAAGCTGGTGGAGCAACAGCTGCCAGCTCAATTAGAACATTAAATGCAGCACCATCATCTCCAGCAGAAGGAGATGTATATTTTGATACCGTTGAAAATGTAATTAAAGCATATAACGGAGTTAGCTGGTCAGATGTCGGAGGTCCTAAAGCGTTATTGGACCACGTACATAATTACGACGGAACTGTTGGGTATATAAATTATGGTACATTTGTAGATACCTCCATTGTATCCTATGACGCAGGAAATGCGTACTCAACACAATTTAATGATATACTTGACGGAGGTAACGCATAATGGCAATTAGAATACAACTTAGAAGAGATACAGCCGCAAATTGGACATCGGCAAACCCAGTCCTGCTCGCAGGCGAATTAGGTATTGAAACAGATACCCTTAAGATTAAAATTGGTAATGGTAATAACTGGAATGATATTACTAACTACTCAAATATAACACCAAGCAACCTAGACTCAACGTTAGAAGATTATCTTTTAGTCTCAGATCGTGGTGCTGCAAATGGTGTTGCTTCACTTAATTCAAGCACAAAAGTTCCAAATACACAGATTGACAGCACCTACTTTGCAACAGTTACAAGTGTCACAAGCGCAGTTAATACACTAGATGAAACAATAACTGGCGAACTTGAAACTATTAATACTACATTAGGCGGAATTGCAACAGATATATCAGACATAAATACTGCAGCTGGAACATTGGCAAGCACAGTATCTGGACATACAACAGATATATCAGATTTAGATTCAGCAAAAGCTCCTAAAGCTAGCCCAACATTTACTGGAGATGTAGTTCTTCCATCAACAACCACAATTGGAGATGTTTCATCAACTGAGCTTTCTTATGTAAATGGAGTTACTTCTGGAATCCAGTCTCAAATAGATTCAAAGGCTTCCTCTACAGCTCTTTCAAGTCACGCTAGTGATACAACAGATATTCACGGAATTGCTGATACATCTGCATTAGCGACAAAAACATATGCAGACGATGCAGTTTCAACACATAATTTAGATACAACTTCTGTTCATGGAATTGACGATACAGCAGAGCTAGCTACTAAGACATATGCAAATAATGCAGTGTCTACACACAGTTCAGATACAACTTCAGTTCACGGAATTGCTGATACATCCGTTCTTCTTACAACTGCTGGAGGAACTGTAGATGCTTTAACAATTACTGGAAACTTAACTGTTAATGGAACAACAACTACAGTCGATACTGCAAACCTTGAAGTTACAGACTCACTTATTTACCTTGCGTCAGAGCAGTTTGATACAGATGCCCTAGACATCGGTATTTTCGGTGCATATGGTGATGTGCAGACTGGACATTTTCACACAGGTGTTGTTCGTGATGCATCAGATGGAAAATGGAAATTAGTTTCAAATGCACCAGAGCCAGTAGATAATGCAATTGATTTTTCTGGAGTAACATACGATACCATAAAGGTAGGCGGAGTCGAATTTTCTGATGGAGCTCAGACAAAAGAAGGTGTTCCATCAAGAACTCCTATTATTAATAAAACATCATCATATACACTTTCAAATCTAACTGAAAGAGATTCTATGATCGAGGTCGCTTCTTCATCTGGAACTACAATTACAATTCCAACAAATTCAGCGGTAGCCTTCCCAATCGGAGCCTCAATTGATATTTGCCAGACATCTACTGGCCAGGTAACAATTGCTGGAGATACTGGAGTAACAGTAAATTCAACCCCAGGACTAAAGCTTAGAACCCAGTGGTCAACAGCTACATTATTTAAGCGTGATACAAATACATGGCTTGTTTATGGCGATCTGACAGCATAAATAAATATAGTATAATAAAAATAGCAGATAGGGAAAAATATGAGCAAAAGAGCAGGTAGACACTCGTCTCAATCCAATGACTTTTTAGAGCCATCGGAAGTAACTGACTTATCTGCTTCAGATGTTGGAACAAATAGACCATATTTAGGGACAGCAAATACCACATCAGCTGCTTCAGCAGCTGGAACTGGCGCAGCTGCATCAATAACATGGAATTTGCCATCAACTTCACCTGCTGCTACTTCATATACAATTACAACTACCCCATCAACATATACAGTTCAAACTGGATCAAGTTCAACATCATATACTTTTCAAGGTCTAGCTTCAAATACATCATATACATTTACAGTAGTGGCAACTAATGCTTCTGGTTCTTCAGACGCAGTAACATCTTCATCTGTTACACTAACAACAGTTCCAGCTATCATGTCAGCCCCCACAGCTACATCACCAAATGCTAATCAAGATGTAGTCTCTTGGACAGCTCCAGCAACTGGCGGAAAAGCAATTAGCGGATATACAATTAAATCTTCTGACGGTCCTACTTCTTCAGCAGATGCTTCAGCTACATCAAGAACAATTGATGAGACAGCTGGAACTTCGCAGACATATCAAATATTTGCAACAAACGGAAATGGAAATGCAGCATATTCAAGTAGCTCAAATAGCATTACTACAACATCGCCATTCTTTCCACCATTCTTCCCACCGTACTTTCCATACTTTCCATACTTCCCACCGTATTTCCCACCATACTTCCCATACTTCCCATACTTCCCATACTTCCCACCTTCATTCCCATACTTCCCACCTTCATTCGGGCCGTACTTCCCAGGATTTAAGGGTCCAAAGTGTATTGACGGAGAAACTAGAATCTTAACAGCTGATCGTGGATATGTTCCAGCTAAGCTTATTGAGGTTGGAGATAAGGTTCTTACAATTGATCCAGCTGGTTTACCTGGAGAGAATATCTTAGATACACCAGTTAGCTTAGATGTTAATTTAATCGAGCTCGAGGTAGTGTCAGTAGAAAAGGATATTAAGAACGTATTATCATTTAATAATACAGAAATATTCTACTCTGGAGCTCAGCCAATTATTTTAAATGTAGACGATAAGTTTGTAAATGTCTTTGCTAGTGACATTGTTATAGGAGATAAGATTATTACTATAAACGTAGAAGATAAAACTTTATCTCACATGGTAGTAGAATCAATTCAGATTGATGAAAATAGAGATGTTTATGACATCAGAACTACTCCTTATCAGTGGTACATCGCAGAAAATAATATCGTTATCTCTTAATTTTATCAAGTAATAACGCTTGCTACTATTGTATCTTATAACTGCAAATGTTATAATAGTTGTCGGAGGCTATTATGCAAAATAATCAAGAAGACTGGTTTGAAAAAGATAGAACAGAGTCCACATCTGTTAGAATGCCAGATAAAGATTTTAATGGTATTAGGGTTTCTAACCCAGGATTTGGCTTGAATGTATATCACCATGCTTTTTCAAAAGATCAAATAGACAGATATATTTCTGTATTAAATCGCAGCCTAGGTAATAATGGTCCATTTGTATGGAATGAAGCTAAGGTTACAAATGATAATGTGCCAATTAAAAAGGCGAGGGACTGCGTAGACTTTAAGATGAACTTTAAGTCGCTTGGTCCAAAAAATCAATTAAATGCTGAGCTTCATGAAATTTATGAAGAGATATTCGACGGATTGAGAAAGTGTGTAGATGATTATGCACGATACTGGGGAATTAATGTAAACTTCTATGAGATATTTAACTTTGTTAAGTATGAAGGAGAAGGAAAGCACTTTAGGATCCATGCTGATGATGGACCTATGTATAAGTGTGCAGTTTCTGCAGTTATTTATTTAAACGATGATTATGAAGGTGGAGAGATATACTTCCCAAGACTAGACAAGACAACTGTTAAGCCAGGATACGGAGATATAGCAGTATTCCCTTCAAACTATGCATACGAACATGCATCGCTTCCAATTAAATCTGGAACAAAGTATTGTGTAGTCGTTATGATGGATATTAACGACTTAGCTCACAAAGATAACGCATATGGCGTTAGAATAAATCAGAACGGACAGGTATCGTAATGGATATTAATACTGAAAATAATAATGATGTCAATGTTACATGGAGTAGCAAAGAAGAAGTTGCTCCAGGTATCTGGGTTTATCATGACGTACTTAAGAAGGATTTAGATATTATCAATAGGATAGAGAATGTCCTTGGCGATACAGCAAATCAATATAAGTGGGAAGAGGCTTTTGTTGGATATAGACAAAGAATGCCAGAGTATAGAGATTGCGTAGACTTTAAATATAAGAAGACTGATATCGCTCAAGATCCATCAGAAGCATCACTTAAGCTTCAAGACATTTGGCAAGACTGCTACGATGCCCAGTATGCAGCAGTACAAGATTATTCAAAGATGTATCGCATCAACAATTTAAGATATTGGGAAGCTTTTAACTTTGTTAGATATGGCGAAGGCCAACACTTCATGGAGCATCATGACCATGGGTACTCTTATAACTGTACTCTTTCATTGGTATCTTATCTAAATGACGACTATGAAGGTGGAGAAATTTTCTTCAGACTTCAGGGCCTAGACTACAAGCCAAAGGCTGGAGATACAGTATTATTCCCATCTAACTTTATGTATCCGCATACAGCAAAGGTTGTAACAAAGGGAATTAAGTATTCATTAGTAACAATGCTTGACTATAGTGACAAGTATCACAAGCCAGAGTTTTATAGAGAAACTGGATCATAATGTCGATACTTAAGGTATACAAAAGACATGACGATGCCTTAATTATAAATTCATTACCAGTTCAAAGAGACTGGATGGATGAGACTCCAAATAAGCATGCGTATAGATGCTATCCAGTTACAACTGCAAACACAGTTGGATGGACTTTATCTGCTCCATACGACATAAGCTTTACATGGGATGGCATTAATGATACTAGTGGGGATCATATAGAGGTAATAGAAGGATCTGAGAATACTTATACTGGTAGAGGCCAGTCAAGCCTAAGCATTAATAGTGGTGTTGTTATTACATCAGAAAAAGATATTAGTGTTTTAACAATTACACCTCAAAATTATTTTTATAAAGACTTTGAAGTAATATCCTCTCTGATCAGCACTTCTTTTTTAGACAAAGAATTCCCATTAGCGATAAAGGCTTTAACTCCAAATAAGGTTATTACAATTAAAGCTGGAGAGCCAATAGCTACAATAATACCAGTATCATTAACAAGGTTAAAAGATGAGTCAGTAGAGATACTAGATTTTATTGAGAGCGATGAATATAATGATAGAATAAGATCTTATGGTGATGCAGCTCAAGCTATTAATAAAACTGGAGAATGGACAGACTGGTATAGAGATGCTGTTAATGAAAAAGGTGAAAAGGTTGGAGAGCACGAAGTAAAAAACTTAAAGCTTAAAGTTATAAATAATAGTAGATGGAAGAACTAATTGAATAAGATAGAGTTTATTGCTAATAGAGGCTTTTTAAGAAAAGACATAAACAGGTCTCCAATGTCGATCATAAAGAATATGCCAAACTGGTTCAGACAAGCAGACAGATTTGCTAAAAACCCAAATACTGGAGAATTTTGGGTTGGTCCAGATAAAGGAAAGATTCCAACTTGGAAAGCTTGCCCAGCAATTTTTGATATAATGACAACTGGATATTCATATGTAACCCCATGTGACATTGAATTTTTCATTAATGATCATGGCATAATAGATGTCAAAATACAGGATAAGTTCTTTGGCAATTTCTGCTCTCCTAGGCCTGCTATGCCACAGTTTGAGCATCCAGAGGGTTTCTATAGGGATCACTTTGCTTGGTTCCCAGAATGGGCTGTGAGGGTTCCTGAGGGGTATAGTGTGCTGTACTCTAGCCCATTTAATAGATATGACCTTCCATTTATGACCGTTTCTGGAATTATTGATAATGACAAGGTTAATCTTCCAGGCTCAATGCCATTTTTTATTAGAAAGGGATGGACTGGGGTTATTCCAGCTGGAACACCTTATGCACAGCTTATTCCTTTTAAGAGAGAGGACTGGCAATCAGACTATGTGTATGAGTCTGATGATGTTATATTAGCTAAAAATATTGAAAACTCAAGTAAATATAGAGTTCCAGATGGAGGAGTCTATAAAAATAGCGTATGGTCAAAAAGAACATATGATTAGAAAATGGTAAAATATATATATGGACAATAACTACTCAAATAATCATTCAAATGATAGATTTTCTATAACTCCGTCAGGTTTCTTCGGTAATTCTGCTAGTAATATTCAGGCAAGAGAAGGATTCATGACAAGAGAAGAACACCAGTTTTTGCTAAATGCTGCAAAGAATATAACTCATTGGGATGTCACAGAGACTCACTATAATGAAGACGGAACGGTAATTTATGATTCAGAATACTGGAAAGACCGTGTTGCAACTGGAAGATCTTTGGACCAGGAAGATCCAGAAATCAGTAGAGCTATATTAAGCCTTGTAGAAAGATTAAAAATAGAAGTAGATAATTTTTTCAATGTAGATGCTATCCCTACAAGTCCAGCAATTGTTAGATGGTTCCCTGGACAGTTGCAGATGCCACATGCAGATAAAGAATTACATGAAGGAGACAATGCTGGAAAGCCTAATGATTTTCCATGGTACGACATTGCTGGACTATTTTATTTAAATGAAGACTATGAGGGTGGAGAACTATATTTCCCAAATCAAAATATACAGTTTAAGCCAAAGCAAGGTAGCGCATACTTCTTCCCAGGAGACATGAATTACATTCATGGGGTTACAAAAATTGAATCTGGAATAAGATATGTTATTCCATTTTTCTGGACTATATTAAAGCATACTGGAGATAAGCAGCCATGATAATTGACAAGATTGATAAGTCAGCATTTATTTATTATAAAGATGAACCTAATGATAAGGGTGTTTTAAATGTACCAGAAAATAAAATTGTCGAGATACCTAACTTTGTGACTGCAGAAGTTGCACCAAAGATGATTAAGTTTTTTGAAGAATGTGATGTTGATTGGGGAGACATTGCTTTTTACGGTTCCTCTGGAAAGGGTATTAAGGCTGACCCAGCATACCTAGAAAGCTTTGGACTTACTGGAACATTTTTTTCAGACATTAAGGATAAATTTCAGGAAGCAGTAACAATAGTTTTTGATAGAGAAGTTCGTGCTAATACCTCTCATGCACAAAAGTGGGATGTTGGAGGCTTTGCAAGCGTTCATTCAGATAACTCAAATAACGATGGAGATCCTAACGCATTTGAGATAAATAAGTATGTTGCTATACTTTATTTAAATGATGATTATGAAGGCGGAAATTTGTATTTTCCAGACCATGATATATCATTTAAGCCAAATGCTTATTCTTTATATACCTTTCCTGGCGGAGTGGAAAATCTTCACGGCGTTTCAGAAATAACTAAGGGCACAAGATACACTATGGTTTCTTTCTGGGATTTTGCAGATCTTGAATATGATGAAGCTACTATTGAAAGATGGAAAGAAGAAGAGCGTCAAGTAAGAATTGAGCAGGCAAAGCAAAAGGCAGAGTGGGAAAAGGGCAACAAGTATGCTTAGCTATGAAGCCCCACACGAGAAGATACATGTTTATTATGACATGATTAGACCATCAATCATAGAAGATATAGAGTTACTTGATATTTTATCAGATCCGAACTCAACTATTCCAAAATGGAAAACATGGTATCCTTCTGGAGCAGAAGGACAAGAGTCACTTGCATTCGGGTATCAAAAAAGAATGACTGATCACTTGAGCCCAGACCGAAAAGATGATTCCTATGCTGAAATATATTGGGAAATATTTAATGCAATAGTTTCTGCTTCTGAAGATTATGCATCTAGACACGAAATTGAGATTGGTAGATTAGCCCCATTATCAATAAGTAAGTATAAGGCTGGAGCTTCAATGGGGAAGCATACTGACTCTAATGGCTCAGAAGGTCCACAGACAGTATCAGTGGTTTGCTACTTAAATGATAATTATGAGGGTGGTCAGATTAGATTTGAAGATCAGGGTATAGAGATAAAGCCAAGAGCTGGCAGCATAGTAATATTCCCATCTAAGCCTCCATTTTTTCATGAATCTATGCCAGTAATTTCTGGCTGGAAGTATATTTCTCCTGGATTTTGGAATATCCTATAACTATTCAGATGGTATAATTTATTATTATGGCATCAAATTTTCCTACATCTCTAGACGCTTTGTCTAACCCATCAGCTAGTACGCTTTTAAATCAGCCAGATAAAGCTCACAGTCAACAACATGCAAATTTAAATGATGCCGTAGAGTCTCTTCAGGCACGAGTTGGCATAGAAGGCTCCTCAAACGTAAACTCTTTAGAGTATAGATTAAATGCAGTAGAAACAGCATCTGGATCAAATACAATTGTTCAGGATACATCTACAGGATGGTTTACAGATAACCCAATATTGGCAGCAAATCAAGTTGGTATAGAGACAGATACTTTAAAGATTAAATTTGGTACTGGAGACAACTGGAATGACATCCAATATACAGCAGTAACCCCACCAGAATTAGAGAGCAGCTTGTCAGACTACGTTCTAGTCACAGATAGAGGTTCTGTTAACGGAGTAGCTTCATTAGACTCTTCAGGTAAAATACCAGACACAGAAATCCCATCGGGCATTACAAGAGACTCAGAGCTTTCAGCACATAATTCAGCAACTACTTCAGTTCATGGAATTACAAATACAGCGGAACTAGCTACAAAGTCTTATGCCGATACAGCTGCATCTAATGCAGTATCTGCATTGATTGATTCAGCTCCAACAGCGCTTAATACTTTAAATGAATTAGCAGCAGCAATAAATGACGATGCAAGCTATGCTGCAACAATAACAACATCATTAGGGCTAAAGCAGGATAAGGTATCTGGAGTAACTGATACGGAGATAGGATACCTTGACGGAGTAACATCTGCAATACAAACACAGATTGATTCTAAATCTACCTCATTAATTCAGTTTAATCAACAATCATCTTCTTATACACTTCAGCTCTCTGACAAAGATAAGATTGTAGAAATGTCAGGCGGGGGAACAATCACAATTCCAGCAGAAGCAACTTTAAACTTACCTGTAGGATTCTCTGTTGAAATTCTTCAAACTGGTTCATCACAAGTTACAATTGCTGGAAGTGGTTTTACTCCAAATGCTACACCAGGATTAAAATTAAGAGCACAATGGAGCAGCGCCTCATTGGTTAAAAGAGGCTCTGACTTATGGATTGTTAGCGGCGATTTGAGCGCATAATGGCCAGACGTCTTAGAATTGCTAGAGGTTCTGGTGTTAGAAAGGTCACGGTTCCAGATCTTTCTGGGTTGACAAAATCAGAGTCAGAATCCATTCTTTCTTCTTTAGGACTTAATTATTCTTCAAGCTCTTCTAATACAGAAACATCTTCGCTTTCTAACAAGATATCTAGTCAGTCTATTTCAAGTGGGTCCACTGTTTTAATTGGATCTGAAGTATCTTTTGTATATTATAATTATGTTGCGCCACCATACTTCCCATATTTTGCACCAGCACCTCCTTACTTCCCAACATTTATTCCAGCTCCATCATTTACCACCCCAGGATATTTATCTTCAAGAACATCAAGCTCACTTACTTGGTCATGGGCTGGAGAAAATTATCAATCATGGAAGCTTTACAGCGGTGGAACTGGAGAAATATTTGCATCTGGTGATGGTCAGGCAACCTCTGCAACTAGAAGTGGTCTTAACCCAAGTCAGTCATATACAGCAACCATTAGATTATATTCTTCAACTGGATTAAGTGGAGCTTCTACTTCTGATGCAGTTTCTGGAACAACCGAAGCTGCTGCACCAACACCACCAGACTTCACACCAGCACCACCAGACTTCACACCAGCACCACCAGACTTCACGCCAGCACCACCAGACTTCACGCCAGCACCACCAGACTTCACGCCAGTACCACCTTACTTTAAGGGCGGAAAGGGACCTGGATGTATTTATGCGGATACACGAGTTCTTACTAACGCAGGCTATGTCTATGCAAAGAATATTTCTGTAGGAGACAAACTTGCAACCATAGATCCTGAAGGGCTGCTAGGAAATACAATTATAAATTCAAGTACAGATATTGATGTTAAATTAATTAATGTTGATGTTGTAAGCGTTGAAAGCAGCATTAAGGATGTTGTAGGATTTAATAATAGCCTAGCATTATATTCTGCAATACAGCCTATTATTATTGATCGTGACGGCAAGTTTACATATGTAAAGGCTGGAGATATTTCCATAGGAGATACAGTAATAGAGATTGATGCTGAGACAAAGGCTATATCAAATATAGTTGTAGAGTCAATTCAGACTCAAAGCTCAGTAGAAGTTTATGATATCAGAACTACACCATATCAGTGGTATATAGTTGAAAATAGCATAGTGGTATCTTAATGGAATTAGTTTATGAAGAGCTTGCTCCTGGGATAATAGTTTTTAAAAATGTATTTCCAGAAGAGATACATTTAACATTAATACCAGAAATAGAAGAGGCAGCAGAGAGCGGACTTGCTCCATGGCACGAGGCTTCTGTAAGAGATAATGGTGCTAATAAGGTTAATAAGGCAGTTAGAGATAATAAGTCAACTTCCTTTCCATATTCATATAGCGCTGTAAATGCAGGTAGCCCCAGGGAGAACCTATTTGAAAAAATGTCCAGCCTATTCTGTGAGGGCTTAGATCCAATAGAAAAAAAGTATATGTCAATGTTTGGAATATCTTTTTATGATCATGACTCATATACTGTCTTAAAGTATGGCATAGATCAAAAGTTTATCAATCACATAGACGATCACACTAATTATCCAAGAAGAATATCTATGGTCTATTATATAAATGATGACTATGAGGGTGGAGAAATTGTTTTTCCAAGATTTAATGTTTCTTATAAGCCAAAGGCAAATGAGGTTATATTCTTTCCATCGTCATACACTTATAACCACTCGGTTTTACCAGTAAAAAGCGGACTTAGATACGCAGTAGTATCTTGGATACACTGACTCTACGCTTTTTTACTGTATTCTGGTAGAATATTATTATGTCATATGCACTTCAAGTAATAAAAGATAGCCCGATAATGTTTCTTCCTCTGGATGAAACAGTTGGTCCAACTGCATATGATATTTCTGGATGCGGAAACCATGGGACTCATTCAGACGGAATAATATCTGGGCTTCTGCCACTTATTCCTGGCGGTGTAACTGGAACAAGAATAACTAATACAAAATATGTAGACTGCTCGCTAGTTAATAATTATTATGGTCAAGAGCAAGTTGTTTCATTTGCAAATGCTGGATTTTCTGATAATGACTTCTCCATGGAGATATGGATATACCCTAATTTTAATACAGCAGAGAACTTAGTTTTTGGCGATCAGGTAAATGATATAGGAATATCATGGCAAAAAGGAAATATAATATTTAAACTTCAGGAGGAAGTTCTTGAGTATACTGTTCCATATTACAAGAAAGCTCTGCATATTGTTGCGGTATATACTGTAAATTATATGGAGCTATATGTTGATGGTCAGATAGTAGCAACAAAAGAACTCAACAAGTTTAGATTTACTAATACTTATTTAAATTTATCTGTGGGGCCAACAGCAAACTCAAGCTCAACTTTTATAGCAGATGCACCAGCAGTATACAGATACGCCTTGTCTCAAAATCAGATTAAAAGACACTACGATCTTGCACAGCTTCAAATAAGCCCTATACAAATAGTAAATCCAGATGGAGGAATCTTTTATCCGCTTTCTGATGAAAATACAAAAGAAATATATCAATTCAGCTATCCAGCAAACAGGTCATTTGACTCAATAATTCAAGATGGCATATCTTATGATAGAATTACAAATTCTTTATATTTGACGCCAACTGATACTGCAGAAGCTGCTGAGGTAACACTCATAGAACAAATTGGAGTTCCTCTGCAGGATGATATTGTAAGAACAAAGATAAGATGGTTCGGAGATAACGGAATAGAGATAAGTACTAGTCTAGATGGAGAGACCTATGAGGTCTGCGAAAACGGCAACAGCATACCTCAATATGAAGCGGATGTTTCAGATGGAACTGGTGAGCTTTATATTAAAATAGTTTTTTCAAGCAGCGACGCATCAAGATATAATCCTGAGCTTTATAGTATGTGGCTTTCTTTTTATGATACAAGTAAAATATATGCAATTAATTATGGAACAAATATAGAGCCAGACTCTGCCTCGGCCATAATTCCTGGAGATATTAATTACCCAGTTTTATCTAGAGACTATAGAAATGGATTGCGTGTAAAAAATGACAACTCATTTTTTATGGAGTCTGATGTTGTTTATAGAAGCATTGAGTTTTTTTATACCCCAGCTAGCCTACTTGAAAGTGGACTTATTGTAGTTGAAAATGACACAGAAGACATAGTTGAGTATAGATGGTCTGACTCTGGGACAATTGCTAGCGATGGCTTAGAAAGCATATACGTTAACGGAATAGACAAGAGCCTTGAGACTAGCATTTCTAATGTCTTTAAGGCTGGAGAAATACATCATGTTGTTGTTAATATTCCAACCTATGAAATAGGTTCACGGATCAAGTTTAACAGCGGATATACGTCAAGCCCAATTTCCACTACAGAATCACTGTATAAGAATTTAGCAATGTATGAGACCCAGCTTACTGAAGCGCAAATAGAGGAACACTATAGCCTTTATACTTCAAGGCCTAGCGTAAGCGTAGACGATAACGACATGACCGTGACAGAATCTGGCGTATCTCAGAATACAAATGACTGGATTGTTATTCAAAACGTATAATTTGTCACAAACGTTGACAAAATCTGGACTTTAGCTTAAAGTAATGGTAAACTTAGAATATTATGGACCTTTCAGATATCAAAAGAACTAGCGTTATGATGAACGACGAGGAAACTCGTATCGGGACCTATGTATGGGAAATGCCAGACGGACGCTGGATTGGCGATGACGATGGAAACTTTTTATCTATAGCTTCATCAAAAGGCAATAGGTCTAAAATTGATGCCCTTGCTGATGTAGTCAGGTCATATGGCATTGATGTCGGACAGCCAAAGTTTTTGTCTGGAAGACGCAAAATTGATGATGAAGAATTTGAATATCAACAGCAGAGGCTTAAGTGGGGTCTTACTCCAGATCCTCTCGATATCGGTGTTTATAAAGAAGAAATGAATAAGTCAAACCTTGGTGGTGCTAGATAATGAAATTTGTTGATGATGAAAATAATGAGTCACACGTATTAAATGCGTCAGACTTTCACATTCCGTCCGTAACTGTAAACAAAAGCTTAGATGAGTTTAAAATTGAGGGCGAAGAGCTTTTAAAGGTAGGCGGACTTAGCGCAAACTTTAGAAGAAAAGTAAGTCGTGATATTCAAAAGAGATTTGTTGGAACAGATGGAGCGGAAACCCAGCAGAACCTTCTTGCACAAGCAATTACTGGTTATGCTATGTTTGATCTTATTGAGCCACCATATAACCTAGATTATCTTTCAAGAGTATATGAAATTTCACCATACAACTACGCAGCAATTAATGCAAAGGTATTTAATATTGTTGGCTTAGGGTATGACTTTGTAGAAACAAGAAAAACTGTGGATGCAATTGATGGCATATCAGATTCAAAGCAGTTAGAGAGAGCTCGCAAAAAGCTAAATAAGTTAAGACAAGATCTTAATGAATGGCTAGAAGATTGCAACGAAGAAGAGACTTTTAAAGAAACGCTTATTAAGTTCTATACTGACGTAGAGTCTACTGGCAACGGCTACCTTGAAATTGGAAGAACTACATCTGGTAAGATCGGGTACCTTGGACATATTCCAGCAAAGACAATGAGAGTAAGAAGACTTCGTGATGGCTTTATTCAATTGCTTTATGGCAAGGCCGTATTCTTCAGAAACTTTGGAGATCAGGAAACTCCTAATCCAATTGCTGGCGGTCTAGACAGACCAAACGAAATTATTCACTTTAAGAAGTATACACCTACAAATAATTACTATGGCGTTCCAGATATTGTTCCTGCATCAAATGCTATGGCAGGTAACGAGTTTGCAGGAAAGTATAACCTGGACTATTTTGAAAATAAAGCGGTCCCAAGATATATTATTACACTCAAGGGTGGAAGCCTTTCTCCAGAATCAGAGCGAAAGCTTCTTGAGTTCTTCCAGGTTGGACTAAAGGGAAAGAATCACAGATCTCTATATATTCCTCTTCCAGCAGATTCTCCAGATCAAAAGGTTGAATTTAAGATGGAGCCAGTTGAGGCTGGTGCACAGGACTCATCATTTAACGTTTATAGAAAAGCAAATAGAGATGAAATTCTCATGGCTCATAGAACTCCAATTAATAAAATTGGAACTCCAGAAGGAATTAACTTAGCTGCTGCTCGTGATGCAGATAAGACATTTAAAGAGCAGGTATGTAGACCAGCTCAAGACATCCTTGAAAAGAAATTAAATAAAATAATCAAGGAAATGACAGATGCCCTTGAAATTAAATTTAATGAATTGGCTCTTACCGATGAAGATACTCAGTCTAAGATTGATGAAAGATATCTCAGAATGAAGGTCATTGTTCCTAATGAAATTAGAATTAGAAAAGGCATGGTTCCACTAGAGGGTGGAGATGAGCCAGTTGAATTAAAGCCACAGGCACAGGCAGAAATTAGATCTCAGGCAAATAGCTCAAGAGCTAGGGATCAAGAAAGATCTGCTAATTCTCCAGACGTTTCTGGAGAAGGTAGAAATGCTCAGGGCGATGGCAGACAAGTCGAGTAGTAGTAATCGACTACAATTTGCCTTTTGAGATATATCATAATAAAATTAAGCATATGAACATTGAAAAATCATTGTGGTCTTCAAATGGCGACGATATCACATTATCAGTTCCTTTCACAAAAGTTAACCGTGAGAAGAGAACGGTTTCGGGTTTTGCCACATTAGACAATATTGATCAAACAGGCGATGTAGTTTTAGCAGAAGCAAGCCTAGAGGCATTTGAAAATTTTCGAGGAAACATTCGTGAGATGCATGGATCAAATGCTGTTGGCAAGATGTTATCATTTAGACCAGAGACATTCTATGACTCAACAACAGGCGAATTCTATAACGGAATCTACGTAGATGCATACGTATCAAAGGGTGCACAAGATACTTGGGAAAAGGTTCTTGATGGCACTCTTTCTGGTTTTTCAATCGGCGGAAAAATTAAGGAATCAGACAACGAAGTAAATAAGGCAACAGGACAGCCAGTAAGATTTATTAAGAAGTACGCATTGCTAGAGTTATCAATTGTAGATTCACCAGCCAATGAGCTTTGCAATCTATTATCAATTCAGAAGATGAATGGCGAATTCATATTCAAGGGTATTGCAGCAGAAACACAAACTGAAAATATTTTTTATTGTGCAGAATCAAACAAAGTTTTTATGTCTACAGATTCTTCATACACATCTCCAGTAAGTGGAAAGCCAGCAGAGCTAATTGGCTGGGTTGAGTCAAATGATGTTAACAAAGCAAAAGAAATAAATAGAATTCTTGATTCGTATAAGCAGTCAAGATTAACGTTGCCTGATTCACAAATAATCGCAAAACAGGCAAACGCAGAAGGAGGTAATGAAGTGTCAGAAAACACAGAGACAACAGTAGTTGAAGAAGTTTCAGCTCCTGTAGAAGAAGCCCCAGTTGTTGCTGAAGAAGCGCCAGCTGAAGCTCCTGCTGAAGTAGCAGAAGATGCTTCTGCCGAAACTGTAGAAAAAGCAGCCGACGTATCTGAAGTTGAGGTTGATGAACCTGATTTTGCAAAGATGCTGGTCGATCTTAAGGGATTCTTTACAGAAACTCTTAATAAGGCAACAGAATCAAGCGCAGCGCAGGTCATTGATATCAAGCAGACTGTTGAAACATTCAGCAAGGGCGTAGATGCAAGAATTACAGATTTAGCAGAACAACATACAACACTTTCAAAGGCAATCGAGGACATTAAGAATACAATTAATGGCGTAGAGAAGCGTGTTGACGCAGTAGAATCAGAAACTGCAATTAAGAAGTCCTATGACCTTGGCGGGTCACAGGAAATGACAGTAAAAAAGTCAAAATGGAACGGTTCTTTTCTCGGAAACGTACAAGAAATTTTTAACTAAAAAAAGGTAGGTGAAAATAAATGAGTAATGAATTATTAGAAAAGTCAGTTGCTGCTAATACAACAGCAACATCTACCTTTGCTTCCACAACAGGTGGCACAGGTATCCACACTGGTTCCGAAGATGGAAACGGTGGTCTGCTTAACGCAGAACAATCATCTAGATTTCTAGACTACATGTTCGACGCAACCGTAATTGGTAAGGTCGCACGTACAGTTCGAATGAAGTCAGATACAACCGAAATTGATCGTGTTGGAGTCGGCGAGAAGCTTATGAAGCTCGCTACAGAGGCAGATAACACAGGTACAAATGCTGCTGTTACTTTCTCAAAGATTTCTTTGACAACAAAGAAGCTTCGTCTTGACTGGGAACTCTCAACAGAGTCACTAGAAGACAACATCGAAGGTGCAGATCTCGAAGATCACATTGCACGTATGATGGCAACACAGGCAGGTAACGACATTGAAGATGTTATCCTTAACGGAAATACAGCTCTTTCATCAGATGCACTTTATAAGTCATTTGACGGTGTTGTTAAGCTTGCAAAGGCAAATGGTCACGTTGTAGATGCAGCTGGTGCAGGAGTATCAAGAGCTTTGTTCAACTCAGCTCTCAAGGCACTTCCACGTAAGTACAAGCAGCGTCGTGCAGACCTTCGCTTCCTTTCAGGTTCAAACCTTATCCAGGACTTCCTCTATGCTAACAGCATCGGAACAAACCAGACAATCCCACAGGATATTGCTTCAAGCATCATCCGTGGCGATGTCCAGCCACTAGGCGGACCAGCTGGTTACGTTGCACCTTACGCATTCGGTATTCCAATCGTCGAAGTTCCACTTCTTCCAGAAGCACAGGACGGCGACTACTCAGGAGAGACAGGCAACCACGGTGATGTTCACCTTACATTCCCAAATAACATCGTAATTGGTGTTAAGCGTGATGTAACAGTTTACCGCTTCTTCTGGCCACGCAAGGACTCAATCGAGTACACACTTTACACACGTGTTGGTGTTCAAATCGAGCAGGCAGATGCTTGGGTCGTTGTTAAGAACGTTAAGGTAGCTTCTTAATTAGATAGCTATTACGAATCGCCCCCGAATTAATTTTCGGGGGCTTTTCATTTTAATTTATCAATGCTATAATTAACATAACTAAAAGAAGGAGCAAGTATGTCTTTTGACACATTAAAGTTAGCAGAATTAAAGCAAGTAGCAGAAGATTTTGCGGTTGATATTACAGGCTTAAAGAATAAAGAAACGATTATTGCAGCACTATCAGAAGAGGGTGTAACATGGTCTATTTATTCAAAGACAAAGGAAGACCTTGAAGAGGCTGAGGACGTTATGGACGAAGTTCTCCCAAAGTTTGATCCAAAGGCTAGTCAGCCAGAGGACACAGTATTAGTAAGAATGACCAGGGCTAATTTCAGATATGATATTGTCGGTTATACATTTACTAAGGAACATCCATTTGTTGCAATGACAAAGGATAAGGCTCAAGCAATTTTTGATAAAGAGGAGGGTTTTAGATTAGCAACCCCATCAGAGGTTCAAAGCTTCTACAACTAATCTAAACGCATAAATGGCAGAGATATTAATAGATACAAATTCACCAATCAAGCACAGATTGTTTTGGAAGGGTGAGTCAGTAGATGCTGATACTTTGCCACATGTTCATGTGTATGACATTACAAATGATCATACAATAGACCCACCTATAAATCCAGAAACACTATTAACAACATTGTATGCTGAGAAGGTAGAGACAGACTTTGGTGTTTATCAGGTCTTCCTACCTCTCAGCCTCACTAATAGAATCAGAGAATTTAAGTTTATCTGGAACTATGAGGTAGAAGGAAATGATGTTACCAAGGAAATTGAAGTTTATGTAAATAAGCCATATACTGATATTACACAGGCTATAGATGAATTGCGATTAGGAGCAGACCCAAGCGATCCATCATATAAAACATTTTCAGACCTACAGCTTGCTGAAAGATATGCTAGAAATAAAATTGAAGAATTTACTGGACAGCAGTTTGCCCCACACGAGATGACATATGCTGTATATGGTGACAACTCAGACATTATAGCACTTCCAGAAAAAATGATTGAGATTCACAAGATCTACGCAAACGATGTTTTGCTTGTTGACAATCTAGAGGGAATAAATAATTGGCTTTATGATCCGCAGGTAACAGAAAGCGGATATGGCCTCAGGGTTAATAGACAAAGCGTAATCGACAATACTGTTTATTCAGCAAACGGAATGGTACCTCCAGATGCAGCTTACTCGGGCAGAGCATTTTCAAATGGAGTAAGATACGTAATCGAAGGTCTTTTTGGCTGGACAGAAGTTCCTGCAAATGTAGAGCAGGCATGTATTGAATTAATGGGACATTACTTTGAAAAAGATAATAGCTGGAAAGATCATTACCTAAAGAAGGTATCATCTTTTGACTGGAATTTTGAGTATGACTCATCAGTGTTCTCTGGAACAGGCTGTATGTATGCAGACAAGCTTTTATCACAATATAAAATTTCTCAAATGGTTTTGATATAATATGTCAAGCCTAATAACCTCAATGCTGCCTATGAAGCTAGATGTTTACAGGCAAAGCGATGCTCAGGATGAAAATACTGGAGCCATTAAAAAAGAATGGCATTTTTATAAGACAGTTGATTGCCATGCAAAGGGTGTTATAAGCAATTCTACAACAACACGTTCTGGAGACAATCAGATATTTTCAAATAAGTATACAAATGAACAGATGATTCAAGTTAGAACTATAGATAAGCTAACCTTGCGTGAAAAGGTTTCAAATATAAGAAACTCAGAAAATATTGTAATCTGGACAGAACTAGATTATCCAACTGATACCCCTACGGTATTTGAGCTAGTTGGAACAACACCAATCACAGACCCGTTCGGCAAAGTAATTGGATATAACTCAACATTAAAAAGATCGGAGAACCAGGTAATTGGATTCTAGCATTGCTCTAGTCCAAGCTGCAAGCGGTCTTCAAAGACTTATGGCTGGCAGCGCACCAGGCGTTATAAAGGATACTACTGTAGCACAGGTATCGGCTTTGCTTTATTATCAGTCCAGCGTAATATCAAAGCTGACAAGAAATAAGTCATTTATAAATAAGTTTAATAAAACAATATATGATCAGCTGGATAAAGACTTTGGTCTCTACATGGATTCAAAAGCTAGAACTCAGCCAAAACAGCACCATCATTTATATGAATGGAAAAAGGTTGGCAATAAGAATAGTAGATTATTTTCTTTAAAAATGATTCCAAACAATGGACTTGGATTTTCTATATCTTATGAGTTTAAGGATTCAAGGTCCCTTGTGCCAACTAAAAAGGGTAAGCATAAGCATGTATTTAAAAACAAAGCATCTATTATGGAATCTGGAGAGCCAGTTGTAATCAAGCCAGTTTATTCAGAGCGACTTGTTTTTGATGTTAGTGGCTACACAGTATTTATGCCAAAGGGTGCAAGTGTTACGGTTTCAAAGCCAGGAGGTCCTGGAGTAAAGAACTCATTTGCGATAGGATTCAATTACTTCTTTAAAAGTAATCTAGTAAGCTCATCAATAAAGAAGTCACGATTCCAGGCAATATTTTCAGCAGATATTGCAAAGGCATTAAGGGTTCCAGCTGGAATTAAAAAGGTTCAATATAGCTTTTCAGCAAATACAATAGACATGCAAGCTGATCAGGCGCTTACTAGAGCATTTGGAGGAGGAGTATTATGACAGCTAATTACAGATTAGACGCAGCTTTTGAGGTAAGAAAGTTTCTCTGGGAGGAACTCGTAAGCAATAATATATTTGATGAAAACGAATACTATAGCGATAATATAGGAAGTGTAATTAATCCAATCATTCCAGTTCAACAACAGCCAGAATTAAATCAATTCTTAAATGGGAAAAAGCATATTGTTTATGACAAAATAGGTACATCGGTAGAAGATAACTGGATGATCTCTTGCGATCAATTATTATTTACAGTTTATTCATCAGATATATTAGATCTAACAGAAATAAGAAACTTCATGATTGATCTATTTAGAAGAATGGACGATTCAGCAAGGGACGTAAACGCCCTTGAGAGCCTTTCTGACAAGTTTAAGTTCCATAGCCTATATGTAGTAGACATCGGCCCAGTTGCGCCCTCAGAGGAGCTCCAGGGCCTTCTAGCAACCGATATAACAATAGAGGCCAAGTACTCACGCATATTAGACAATAATGGCAGATATTTATAATTTGCCTTAGCACTAAATATATAATAAAATTATCCTAAGAGGAAAGAGCCTAGCCAGCTAATTTAAATTTATAAACCACACAGGAGGTAGACACTATGGCACAAGCCACAGGTAATGCTAAGAATATTCTAGTCGGTGCTTCACCACTATTCCTTTCTAGCACAGACATCACAGCAGAAAACTACATTGACAATGCTGAACCAGGTTCAGGTATTGCATCAGGTACAGATACAGTAGGAGTTCCATCATTCTCAACAGGAACATCTTACACAGATACACTTAACGGTGTAGATATGGCAGCAGGAAAGTTCGGTTATCGTAACGTAGGTTACACAAATAACGGTCTTCAGATTACATACAACCCAACATACGATTCAGTAACAGTTGATCAGCTTCTCGATACAGCGAAGCTCTTCAAGTCTGCAATGGAAGTTATGATTGCAACAGAAATGTCAGAAGGTACACTCGAGAACGTTCTCGTTGTATTCGGACAGGAGTCAGATACTCTTACAGAGACTGGCACATCAGGAACAACAAACCACAAGAAGACACTCGGTCTAGAGGCAGGTGCTCTTGGAGCAGCTCCAACAGAGCGTCAGCTTATCGCTGTAGGTCAAGGACCAACATCACTTGGAACAAAGGCAGAGCGTGTATACTATGCACGTCGTGTTCTTTCAGTACAACAGTCACAGTTCTCACTTGCACGTAATACTCCAACCACATTCCCAGTTACATTCCGCCTTCTCCCATCAGGAGATAGCGCATATGCAGGCCAGGAATATGGTAAGATTATTGACCGTGTTTTGGTAGCTTAATTAATTTAATTAATTGTAGAAGCCCCCGAGAAATCGGGGGTTTTCTGCTTGTGTTAGTAAAATAAGTTTAGTATAATAATAAAGACATATCCAAGGAGGATAAATTGGCAACTACAGTATACGACGTAGAATTAATTAAACTACAAGACGACACAGAGGTATTTCTAAAGCCTCTAGCAATTAGCTCATTAAGAAAGTTCATGAAGGAAATGGACAAGTTTGGTAAGGCAAAGACAGAAGATCAAACTCTTTCTATCCTAATTGATGCATGTGCAGTAGCACTTGAAAAGCAAGCACCAGAACTTGTAGCAGATAAAGAAAAGCTTGAAGAAGCATTGGACCTTCCAACAATTTATCGTATCATTAAGATCTGTGGCGGAATCGATCTTGAAAACCCAAACCTAGTAGCGGCAGCTCTGGAAGCAGCTGGGGAGATCTAGATCTAGCCGCTTTAGAAGGAGAGATATTTCTTCTTGGTCATTGGAAAAATTACCAAGAGCTTGAAGAAAGTCTTTCAATGCCAGAGATGGTGCAAACGTTTAAAGCAATGCAGAAAACTGAAGGAGATAAGAGAAAGTTCTTAGCATCACTTCAGGGTGTTGATCTAAATGAAGATAATGAGGAGGTAAAGACGTTCGACGACATACGAAGAAAAGCATTAGGAATTAATGCTAGCGCAGATGATGTAGTATCCTTACAAGGATCATTCGCATCAGAAGCTGGATTCGGAGTCGGAGCTGGTCTTGGTTATATAGAAGTACATGGCTGATGAGCAAATAGTAACGAATATAGTAGCTAACGCTGACTTTTCTGGTCTGATAACAGATCTAGCAAGAGTAACATCGGCGCTTAACAATTTGCAAAATCAAGCTGGAGCAACTAATAAAGCTCTAGCAAATCAAATTGCAGTAATGAATCGCCAGTTTGGTGATACGTTAAGAAGCACTGGTCAGTTCACTACACACTTCGTTACTATTGGCTCTGATGTAGATAAGTTTGGAAAGAACTTAGACGCAGGCCGTGGAAAGCTCCGTGACTTTTATGGAGCATGGCAAGGATATCACAAGCAGTCCAATTCCCTCGTAAAAGATTTAGCTAAGCAACAAGTACAGCTACAGAACTCAATTCTTCAACCATTAGGCAGAAACGCCGATGGAATGATGCGATTTGCAGTACAGGTTCCAAGAGGCCTTGATGAAATAAAGAGCAAGAGCGCAATCGCAAGACAAGAGCTACAGATACTAAATAGAGTAGTTCAAGAAGGCGGAAACCAATTAATTAACTGGGGAAAGAATACTCAGTGGGCTGGTCGTCAGCTAACTGTTGGATTAACTGTTCCTATAGCTGCATTCGGGAAAGCAGCATCAGATGCTTTTAGACAAGCTGATGAAGAGCTAACAAGACTTGTAAAGGTTTATGGAGATGTTGCTGGAACTTCAGCTGTTGAATTAGGCAAGGTTAGAAAAGAAGTTGTAGATACAGCAAAGGAATTAGCTGCATCTATGGGAGCTGGATTTAAGGACACGCTAGCTCTTTCTGCAGATATTGCAGCAACTGGAAAAACTGGAACAGAGTTATTAGGATCAATTAGAGAAACAACAAGACTTGCAATCCTTGGTGAAGTTGATAGAACAGAAGCAATGAAGGCTACGCTTGCAATTCAATCAGCATTCAAGCAAAATACAGATGAGCTTGCACAATCAATTAACTTTCTTAACGCAGTTGAAAACCAGACTTCAACATCTCTTAATGACTTAGTAGAAGCAATTCCAAAAGCTGGTCCAGTAGTGAAGGGTCTTGGCGGAAGTATTCAAGATCTTGCTTTGTATCTTACAGCTATGCGTGAAGGCGGAATTAATGCATCAGAAGGCGCAAATGCATTAAAGTCTGCTCTTGCATCACTCATTAACCCAACAGATGTTGCTGTTGCAAAGTTTAAGGGTTTTGGAATAGACTTACTTGGAATTGTAGAAGGAAATGCTGGAAACGTAACTAATACTTTAATGGCTTTGCAAGGAGCTTTAGATTCAATAGATCCGCTATCAAAGCAACAGGCAATTGAGCAGCTCTTCGGCAAGTTCCAGTTTGCTAGAATGAATGCTTTATTTGAAAACTTAGGTAAGCAGGGATCTCAGACATTAAAGGTTTTAGACTTAATGAAAGCAAGTTCTGGAGAGCTTTCTGATTTAGCTGGTCGAGAATTATCGCTGGTAACAGAATCTGCATCTGGTAAGTACCGCAGAGCACTTGCAGAATTAAAGGCAGACTTAGCAACAGTTGGCGAAAAGTTTTTAACAATTAATACATATTTAATTAAATTTGTTGATAAGATTGTAGACTTTGCAAATAATCTTCCAGGACCAATCAAAGCAATATTAGGATTCTTAGGTGGAATAACAGCCATTGCTGGACCACTTATCATGCTTACTGGTGTACTTGGTAACTTCTTTGGGTATGTAATTAAGGGAGTATCTCACTTCAAATCATTATTTAAGGGCGGAGAAGGGTGGAAGCTTTTAACGCCAGAAATTCTTGCAGCAAATAAAGCTGGAGACTTGGTAGAACAAACATTTTACTCAGATGCAAAAGCAGCAGCGGTATTAAATCAAGCATTAAGAGATTTAACAGCACAGTATGATGCACTTTCAATAAGAGCTCAATCTGGTGCTATATCAATTAATCCAGTTCTGACAAATATTTCAGCTCAGGCACAAGCTCAAGGGTTATCTAGAGTTGTTGATAAAAATCACCCATTAGTTGGAGAATACGGAACTAGAGCAAGCGCTCACATGGTTCCAAGAAATATTGATCAGCCAAGAACTATATTTGGATTAGTGCCATCATCAATTCCAGTAAATGCTGCAATTGGAGAAAACCCACAGATTTATTCACAAGGAGACCTTCCTGATATTAAGGGAGTAACTTCAATTCCAGCAACTAGAACAATTGGCGGAGTAAAGCAATCAATGAATGTTTCTACTGGAATTGTTGCATCTGAAGCCGCAAGACACCATGCTTTTACAGCAGCGCTTGCAATGCAGACAGAAGCAGAAATGAAGGCCCTTAAGCAAACATTAGCAACAACTGGAACTGTATCGAGAGAGTTCATGGACACATTTGATGACCTGCTTCCAGTTACAAGTAGAATTACTGCAAATGCAGCCTCACAATCTGCAATGATCGTGGCAGAATTACAGCAAGGTAAAATTACAGCAGCAGCAGCAAAGCAAAGAATTATTGAGTTGAACCTAGCTATTGAAAGAGAATTAGGTGCAGCAACATCTGCATATGCTGGGACAGTTGGAAGATCTATTAACTTAATAAATGTTCCAGGAACAAATCAGCCAGTACAAAGCGCAACTGGAAAATCTAATATGCGTGAAATGTTTAAAACACGTACTGGTGGAATATTTACAAGAGTAGCGGAAGCACTTAAGGTAAAGACATCTGGTGCTGGATATAACATAGAAACAACTAAGCTAAAAAGATATAACTCTGGTGGAGCAATCGAGTCTTTTGGTGCAAATAAAACAACTGTTTCTGGACCAACATCAATAAGCTATGATGATCGACTAGGAAGTGTACCACTCGGAGGCTTTGTATTAAATCAAAGCGCATCACTTGATCCAAATAATCAAGAATTAATTAAGCTTGCTCCTTACACATTTAATAATGGCGGAAATATAACAGCAGCATTAACTCCAGGAGAAGTGGTATTTGGGCCGAATTTACATAATATACCTGGTCTTTCAGATGCATTACAAGCTGCAAATAGTGGATATAATATTGGCGGAATGATTAATGAAAATAAAAATAGTTACGGTCCTAAATTTGGAGTAAGTCCTCTCGGCATGCTTTCCTATCAGCCTAAAGATTTAATGAATTATTATACATCTGGTAAGTTAAGCAATTTTAGAAAAGGTTTAGCTCTTCGTGTAGCAGAAAGAAATCAAGCCAGATTAAATTCTTCAAGACATAGAGATGCTGGTGTTTTTGGATTAGGAAGTTATAGACATTATAGATGGGCAACAAGAACTCCTAGTGTAAAGTCATATATAGATCAATACTTAGAAAGTCTTCCTAGACAAGATAGAGCAAAAGCTGCAAAGATTATAGAAGATTTCGGTGCGGGCATTGTGGGTCAGGGTAAAGCTAGCAAGAAGGGTGGATCAACACAGGGAACAGGGAAAGACGCCCTTGTTATTGAAGAGAGTCATTTAACAGGACCACTTAACAAAAAATTAACAGACGCAGAATTGCCTGTCATAAACCCAGATATAAGAATACATAAAACTCATCTAACAAGAGCAAAGGTAAAAAATGGTATTAGGACAGTTAGCGATTATGTTGTTGATTACTTATCAAGATCAAACTTGCAGGCAAATCAAGGAACGCTTACTGTAGGCAATTTTATAAAAAATGAATTAAGCAGATCTGGTAAATACGATCATTTATTTAAAAGATCTGGATTACCAGAAGACCAGTGGTCTGCTACTGAGTTAGCAATAGACGCAAAGCTAAGAAAGTCATTAGGCTTCAATCTTAGTAAAACAATTGGAGATGAGAAGGGCGACTTCATATTCGAAAGAGATTTTATTCCTATTATAGATAGTGCTATTGTAGCAGGAGGCGGAAGCCAGAGATCTCTGAACACATTAAAAAATATAAAAAGAGTAAGGTCTAATAAAAAGTTTAATATGGGTGGACCAATTCCAGGATTCTGGCCTGGTGGTGGAATTGGTTGGGCTCAAAAGGCTGCATCAAATGCATCTAAGGGCAAAGCTTATGTCCGTCCAGGAACAGTAAAGGTGCCTGAAGGGAAACAAAATTCATTAACAAAGTCTATGATTATGAAATCATTAGGCGTAACTTATGGCAAAAATGAGGATAATGCTGGATGGGGCGCAAAAGCATTATCGATAAGCATGGGGTCAAAACTATTTGGAAAGACTGGACTTCTTCCAAATACACAGAACTTAATGTATGCCAACTTAGTAGATCAAATTGCTGAGTCAAGACCATACGGATATTACAAAGCTAAGGATGGAACTCTTCTAAAGGGAATCGAAGTAGATACTATTGATGACCTTGTTAGAATGGCAGCATCAAAAACATTATCAACAGGTGGCAAAAAGCTTTCTCCAATTGATAGAAAGATATTAAGGGAAAAGTTTGCATGGGATACAAAGGGTACAACTCCAGCAACATCCTATGTCCGTAAAACAATATTTGGATATAACCGTGGTGGGTATATTGGTGGCGGATCGATTAGAAAAAATAGATTTAACTATGGTGCTTTTATTCCTGGAAATCCAGGTATTGGATTAAAGAATGCAGCAACTGGCATAGATACCTCAATACATATTGCAACGCCAGACTCACAATCCGAAATGAATACACAGGGCTCGCTTATTGCTGGTATGGGGCTTCAGAGTGCTGGATATATGGCAGGCCAAAATGAAAGTACTAAACAATATGCAATGCCATTAATGGCAGCTGGAACAGCTATGCAGATGGCTCCAATGCTAAAGCCATTAACTCAAGCTATGTCTAAAATAAAAACAACGGGTGGCATGTTTGTAGCTCTTAAAAATATTGCTACAAAAGCTATGCTTGGAATTAGAACAGCAATAACATTTTTAACTGGTCCAATTGGATTAACTATACTAGCAGTAACTACACTTGCAACTATATTCTTAAAGTTAAAGAAAAATGCAGAGGATGCTGGTAAGGCTAATAGACTGGCATTTGGCGGTACAAAGGATTCATTTGCATCTGTAGGAATAAAGCAATATCAATCTCTTTCAGAAAAAATGGAAGAGCATGTAAAGAAAGTAGAGCTTGCAAAAGCTAAGATTGCTTCATCCTATAATTCATTTACAAAGGTTAAAGGGCCTACTGGATTAACGCTAACAATTGAGCAGCTAGATAAGGCTGTTGACAATGCTAAAAAGAATCAAAAGGACTATGTAGAAG